ACAGGTGCCAGCACTGCCGAAACTTTCCGTATCATCGGTGAGGCCATGAGCAATCCCGGCCAGCCGATCCCCGTGGTAGACAGATCCAGACCTTATAACGAAATGGAAACCAAACACTACCGTCAGTACTTCCACAGGATGCTTGAAGACCGTATCGCAAAGAACGGATTGAAGCATCTGAAGCTGACAGCATTGTCCATCGGCTCTCGTAGATATACATTAACCTATAACATCATGGCAACCTATGCCCTGCATAAGGAAGTCAAGGAGGTCTGGAAGGAGGTTTAATATGTCCGATGCAGAAGAACTGGCAGCCTGTGCAATGTAGTCCGTTGACCTCGTTGATAAACTCATGCTTCAATACCGGAACAAGGTGAAGCCAAGCGATGCAGATATCGTAAGAGCGCACGATCTCGGCATTAACACGACAGCGCTTCGTATTTATGTGGAGGAAACAATTGAAGAAATTGCAAAGGAGTATGACTGGGATGGGGACGGAGAGTAAAAGAACCCCACTCAACCTTGACCCCAATGTCATGACATTTCTTATGACTATCACTCAGCCCAAGCAGCTTAATCATGATGCTTCATTGGCTGACTTCATCAGAAACAATGTGCTGGAAGAGATCAGGAGGAAGATCGCATATGCCGAAAATAAGAATAGCTACTGAGCTTGACCTGTTCTGGCTTGTTCAGCTTGCCAAGACTTACGTGGAAGAAGCCGAGAGATGGAACCACCTTGACTTTGATCCCGAACGTGCTGTCAAGTACGCAGCTCTGGCTATCGAAGATAAGGATCAGCAGATCTTCATAGCTGTCGAGGAGGGCGAGATCGTTGGCTTCATGTGGGTTGGTATCATGGGGCAGGTGTGGTCAGCAGAGCCTATCGCCCGTGACCTGTTCCTGTATGTCCACCCCGAGCATCGGAACGCTTCGGTAGCCATCGGGCTGGTCGTTGCCTTCGAGAAGTGGGCCGAGGCGTGTGGTGCCAAGGCCATCCATGTGGGAGCCAACAGTGGTATCTTCGAGGATAAGGCCGCATCTGGTCTTTACCGTCACCTTGGGTATGAACCCGGTGGCAATAACTTTTTCAAAACCCTTTAACCAAGGAGGTATATCAATGGGAAGTCCCGATGTTAAAGCAGCAGATCCAGCAACAAGACCCGAACGAATTGTGGAGGTTGAACCCGAAGAGATCGAACTCGGCACCGAAGAAGTTGAAGGAGTCGATCTTCGTACAGCAGGTAAACGTGCCCTGACCAAACCTTCCGGCGGTCCTTCAGTTGCCGGTCTCAGCGTATAAGGAGGTGTGAATGTCTGAAGCCCTGTATGATGCAGCGAAACAGGGTAAGGGCAGCTCAGTGGATCTGGCGGGACGGTATGCAACTCTCTCGTCAGATCGCAACTCCTACCTTGATCGTGCTAAGGAGTACAGCCGCTTCACCTTACCTTATGTAATTCCGAACAGTGATGATATGGACCGTGGAGGTGCTGCAAACCAGCATGGCTACCAAGGTCTCGGCGCACAAGCCGTGAATCACTTGTCAAATAAACTCGTTATAACCATGTTCCCCGCTATGAAGTCCTACTTCAAGTTGGCTTTCGATGAGGAGACTAAGGCACAGTTGGTGGAGGCAGGATACGATCCCACGCAGCTCAGTGAACTCTTAGTTGAAGCAGAGCAGAGAGCGGAGACGTATCAGCAGAAGGTGGCAGCCCGTGTTGCCTATACTGAATCTTTCAAGAACCTACTCATCGCCGGTAACGTCTTGATGTACGTCCCCATCGACGGGAACGTGCAGGCAATCAAGCTGAACCGTTATGTGCTTCAGCTTGACCTGAGTGGAAAACTCACCGAACTCATGGTTCTTCATAAGAAGGCATTCAGCACCTTGACACCTGATGTGCAGCACGGCATCCGATCCATCAAGGGACAGCTTGCCCCGAAGAACGATGACATCGTGGAGATCTACACATGGGTCTACCGTATCAACCACAACACCTTTGCAGTCACTCAGTCCTGCTCCGGTATCCAGATCAAAGATCTTCAGGAGATACCCGAGAACCAGTTGCCATGGATTCCCCTTCGTTGGAACTCTTGTTTCGGTGAGGACTATGGCCGAGGACTGTGCGAGGATCATGCCGGTGACTTCTACGTTGTTGAGTTCCTGTCTGAAGCTATCGCTAAAGGCATGGCGCTTATGGCCGACATCAAATACCTTGTCAAGCCGGGGTCCGTTACCGACATTGATGAGGTCTCTTCCGCACCAACAGGTGAGTGGGTCTTCGGTAACCTTGAAGATATCGGCATCTTGCAGCTTGAGAAGTATGCTGACTTCAAACCCATCTCAGAGGTTCTGGCAAGATATGAACGCCGGATCGGTCAAGCCTTCCTCATGAACTCCGCAGTCAGGAGAGATGCAGAAAGAGTGACCACTGTTGAACTTCGTATTGACGCTCAGGAGATGGAAATCTCCTTGGGTGGTGCCTACTCCCTTCTTGCCCAAACCTACCAACATCCCCTCACAAACCTGTACTTACAGCGTATCGGATTCCCTCTCTTTGAGAAAGTAGTTCCCACCATCGTCACAGGGTTGGCAGCCCTTGGCAAAGTAGGCGATCTCGACAAGCTCCAACAGTTCACAGAACTTATGCAGATGCCTCAGACATGGCCCTTGCCCGTTCAGGATCGCGTGAAGTGGCACACCTATGCAAGAGAGGTGGCTGCTGGTCTGTCCATGAAGCTCTCATTCATGATGACCGATGAGGAGTATGCCAAGAAGCAGGCGGCAGAGAAGAAGGCCCAACAGAATCAGGCCGTGCAGGATGCAGCAGTCAACGCTGCCCCTGATATCGTTAAATCACAAATGCAAGGAGGTTTATAAATGGGTGAAGAAATAGTAGTCGATCCCGTAGTCGATCCCGTAGTCGATCCCGTAGCACCCGTAGTTGATCCCATCACCCCGGTAGATCCGGCCCCTGTCGTCCCCGAAGTCGCTCCCGTGACCGACCCTGCCTCCGTTGATCCTGCGCCCGTTGTTGACCCCGCTGCGGCTCTCACAGAGGATATCGTATTCGACGGGATCAAATACGGCGAGTATGAAGTGGAGGTCTCAATCCCCGTGGATGTGGCAAACTTCGCCGCTGAGAACGGACTGGATGCTCGGGCCATCTCCGAGGAGTTGTACGGCTCAGAGGACTTCACGCTTGGCGAGGAGACCATGAACACGCTGTATGAGAAGTTCGGCAAGTGGCAGGTGGACGCCTATCTCGGCGGCATCAAAGCCAAGAACGATGCTCTGGTCGGAGACTTCAAAACGAACACAGATGCCGCTGAAGTCGCTTCCACAAAAGCATGGGAGTCAACCATGGAGATGATGGGCGGCGAGGACAGGTGGGACGATTTGAGCGCCTATGCCGCACAGAACCTCTCCGAGGGAGATCTGGCCGAGTTCAATCAGGTCATGGAATCCGGTTCTCTTCGGATGCAGCAGCTCATGATCAGGGACGTGTGGGGCCGCTTTAGCGAGGCCGGAGCACCTGTGGCACCCGTTACCCTTGACCTTGAGGATGGGTCCAACAGCGGCGATCCTCAGTCCGATCCCGGAGGTGCAGTAACAGCCGAACAGTATAAGGAATCCTTCGCCAACGGCGAGTACCGGAAAGACCCAGTATTGTGGGATAAGCGCCGCCGTGCTGGTATGGCTAAAGGGCTCTAAATTAATTAGAGACCTACATAGATACAGCGATAAAAGAAATAACAAGAACGTAAAGAGAGGTTAGCAATAAGTAGCTGATCTCTCTTCTTATTTACCTTTCATTACAAAGGAGGATATGATATATGGCTGACGCAATTCAGAATCTTACCAATCCCGCAGTACCCTCAGCAGCAGCACAGGCCGCAGGTGTTGATTCCCTTCTCATCGAGAAGTTCAACGGCACCGTACACGAGGCTTACCAGAAAGGTGAGAACCTTCTGTCTGCCTTCACCGTTCAGGAGGTCGTAGGCACCAACATCGTCTCCAACAAGTACGTGGGCGATACACAGCTTCAGACTCTCACACCCGGTCAGGAGCCGGAACCCACGGACACCGAGTTCAACAAGAACGCACTGGTCGTGGATACCATCGTCCTCGGTCGTAACACCGTTCATACCCTGCATGATATCCAGAACGACTTCTCCGTCATGGACAAGCTCGCTTCCAACCAGATGGGCAAACTCAAGACCCTCGAAGATCAGATGGTCATCCAGCAGCTTCTCTCCGGTGGCGTTACCGGCGGTGCCTATGATCCCTACGCCAACACCATTACGGGTGGAGTATCCCGTGTCTCTGGTCACGGCGTGGCTATCAACGTGGAGATGAAGGACGATCTCACACAGGCCAACGATCCCTACAAGCTGGTGTCCGCCATCGAGATCGCCATCATGGGCCTCGTTATCCAGAGGACTCCCCTTGTCGGCATGAGATGTATCGTGCCCATCTCCGAGTTTGGTCTGCTCGTTGACTTCGGCTTTATTGCTCAGTCTCAGGGCGGCTCCAACGAGACCGAAGGTGTGTCCTTCTCGGGCCTCATGGGTAAGCTCAAGGGATACAATATCCCTATCATGGGTTCCACTGAGTTCACTCAGATGAAGATCAACCCTCATGACGGTGATACTCATCACCTCCTGTCCAATGCCAACAACGGCAACAGGTATGATGTGTCTGCTGATATGAAGCTGGCCCATGCCATCATCTACAACGCCGACGCCCTGCTCACAGGTCGGACCATCGCCCTCCAGACGGACATCTTCTTCGACAAGAAGACCAAGGGCTTCTTCATCGACTCATGGTTCTCCGAGGGTGCCACTCCCGACAGGTACGATAACATCGCCATCGTCGCCTCCACTGCTGATGCGGATAATGCCGCCGTCAACACCAAGGCCAAGGGCAAGGCGTCCGCAACCAAGACCTATTCCTAATAGGTAAAGGAGGTGGCTAATGCCTATTCGTAAAGTCAAAGGCGGCTGGAAGTATGGTGATTCTAAGACCTTCAAGAAGAAACCCACGAAGGCTCAGATCGCTGCTATCCATGCCAGTAAAGAACGTCGAAAGAAATAGTCTCACATGTGAGACAGCCCCTTCTACCTACTTCAAGGTGGGAGGGGTTTTTTCGTAAGGAGGTA